TCAGCGGGACGGTTTTACAGGCCGCGTGCCGCGCACGTAGCGCGCTGTCATGCCTGGCCCGCTGTGCCCCGCCAGGCGCTGCCCCGCCTCCAATCCTTCGTCGATCGTCTTGTGCGTCACGCCGCGCGCGCGGAGGTCGCGGAACTGAAATTTCGCCTTCTCGATGCCAGCCTTCTCGCGGGCCTTGTCGAACCGCGACCGGAGTTTGCCCTTCGTGAGCGGAAAGCCTTCCTCGTCGCGCAGCAGGTACGGCGAGACGTCGACCTTTGAGCCGCGCCAAGCGAGCAGGCGACCAATCAGCGCCTCGAGGTCGCCCGTGATCTGTATGGTGACGAACGCGCCAGTCTTGCGCGTGCGGAAGATCAGGTTGCCCTTCACGATGTTCGAGCGCTTCACGCCCAGGACGTCGGAGGGACGTTGTGCACAGAGGTCGGCCAGGTCCATTGCATTGCGTAGCGGCTCGTCGGCGACGGCGTAGACGGACGCATACAGCTCGTCATCAATGAGGACGTCCTGCCGGCCCGTCTCCTTCTTGCCGCGCACACCCGCGCATGGGTTTGCGATCGTCATCATGTCCCACAGCCGACCGCAGTTGAGGACGAGCGACAGCACGGCCTTGGTGCGGTTCGCAGTCACGACGCCGCGCTTTTCGGCCGTGGCCCGCCAAATGGTCGCCACGTCGGCTGGCGTGAGCGTGTCGAGCTCGCGCTCGCCGATGACAGCCGCGAGTCTCGACAGGAACAGATCGTACATGCGCTGCGTCGCCGCGGATTTCTGCGGCAGCTCACGCTGGCGATACGCGCGATCAAGCATCGCGAACGTGTGCCGCGTGGTTTCGGACGACGGCGCACGCTTTCCTTCGAGCTCGGCCCATCGTTGAAGTGCGACGACGCGATCAGTGCCGAGCGGCTCGAGAAAGCGCCGGCCGTCAACCTCACCGTGGTCGTAGTAGTAGCGCAGCGTGCCGTCTGCGTTCGTGCGCGACCGGAAGCGCGGGATCGCTCCCGCGGTTTGTGCCCTGCGCCCCATCACACTGCCCCGAGGTTGAGCGATGTGGACGCGGTGATCTGCCGAGCGCGTACGTGTTTCGATTCGATGATGCCCATCTGTTTGTCGTGGAAAGCGCGTGCGACCAACACGCGACCGTGGACGTCGACGACATGCGGCCAACCCTGTTGAGCGAGCCACAGGATTTGGCGCGCGCGTTGTGGCGTGCCAGTCAATTCGCGCAGTTCTTGTCGGCCGAGATACGCGCCGACGCCGCGCTGCGGGCCGCGGCCTGAATATTCTTGCATGGTGATTTTCATCGCGAAAGAGAGGGGCATGCAGAACAACTCGTGGACTCGTGGTTTTCACAAAAAATGCATGCAAGCCTTTGATTCGTAATGGTTGTTCGCGCCATTGGTTGCCACGAATTACACGTGGCACCCCCTTCTAACTCGTGGCCCAAAAAATAGGCAGCGTCCGCGACTCGTGGCAAAACGCGCCTGACTAGTGGCATGGCTTTCCGGCTGAATTTGTGCCCTTCTACGTATTCTTTCTTCTTCTTTTTCAATGAATTAGAGAGAAGAGAAAAAGGAGCGAGGGCGGCCGGCGCGAAAATCGGACTAGTGGCAAAAACGGCCCGACTAGTGGCAAACGGAGGGCAACACATGGCGGCACTCTTCTCAACAATCAAAGACTTACGAGTGGACACCCCCGAAATCCACGATTCGCATGCGCTGCCTGCCCGGACCCTGTGGAAAAATCGGCTCGCGCGGCCCCGCTCCCTCTCGGCTCGCGCTGTTGCCCGGCCGTTTCGACTCGCGGGGGGGACGGGGGGAAGCGGACAGACCGGCAGCCGCGTGACGACGCGCGCCGATTGCTGCGCGCATCGACGCAAGCACCGGAAACCCGAATACAGGGCCGCTACGCGGCCAGAAAGAATGAGGGAAGGGGTACGGCCGCACGGCGGCCGCATCGGCTGAGAGGGCGTCATGCACGGCCTCGCTGCTCGGTCGCGTCGGTCGCCAGATCTTCACGGATGGACACATGCAGCCCGAAGCCGGCCAGGCGGTCGAGCGAAATCGGCGTGAGGTACGGCACGCGACGGGTGTAGATGCGGCGCTCGACTTCCTTCTCGCCGACCACGACGCCGGCGTGCTTGAGCTGTGCCTTGAATACGCGATCGGATTTCACCGGCAGGCCGTTCCATTTGTCGCGCAGCGCGCTCGTGTGCGCGAGGTGGTCCATCACGTGGCCAGTGCGCAGCAGCAGGCAGAACTCGCCGTCGACGGTATCGAACGTGAACGGGTGCTTGTAGTTGCCGCCGTCGATTTCCGACAGCACGGTTTCCATGATCCAGACCCACGGCTCGCGATCGGCGCTCGTCTCGGCGATGTGGCCGTTCATTTCGGCGAGCAGGTCGCGCGGGAAGTCGCCCTCGCTCGGGTCCATGCCGGCGAACTCGCACAGGTAGCGCCAGGCGAGGGCGACGGCCGCATAGTTGCCGGCCATCCGCTTCGCGCCGTCGTCCTCGCCGCTCGCGCGGCAGTTGGCCAGCGCCTTGTCGCGCAGCGTCGTGTACTGGTCGGCCACGGCGCGCTTGTCCAGGCCGGCGAGGAATTCGAGCCACTGCCGAACCGGGAAGCGCGGCAGGTCGTCGGGCAAGAGCGGCCCGCGCTTGCCAGTCAGCGTCGTGCGAACGAGCTTGCCGAGCAGGCTGCGCACCGGCACGTCCTCGCCGGCCAGCATCACCGGCGCGCACAGCAGGTATTCGGTCATGTCGGTGCCGCGACGCGTCACCGTGTATTGGTAGTTCTCCTGCAGCAGGCCGACGGCCTTGTCGATGACGTCCTGCCGGCGCGCGGACAGTTCTTCCCATCCGACCGGGTGGCTCGTGTGGCTGATGCTGGTCAGCAGGCGGAATTCGGTCTGCAGCGACTGCCCGGAAAACATCGTGAACGCGAGCGAGCGCTCGAGGCGCTTGATGAGTGTCGACTTACCTGCGCCCTTATTCGCCTGGATCGTGATGTGCGGCCAGAAACCGAGCAACGCCTTCAGGTGGCCGCCGAGCGCCCACACGAGCGGAATCGTCGCGGCGTTCTGCTTGAACGTCGCCTGGTACGCGGCGATGACGCGGCGCGCGTCGCTGGCCGGGCCGGTCGGGAAGGTCAGGTTGTGGTACGGGCACTGCTTGTCGGCTTCGGTGAAGTAGCAGTCCGGGCCTTCGTTGACGATCAGGCGGCCGTCGCGCCACGCGAGCCCGACGAAGTTCGCGGCCTGGCGCGCGCCGAGGTCGGCGCCGCGCTCGAGGATGTTGACCATGCGTTTGAACGGCGCCGGCGCCCAGATCGGGCCGAACTTGCCCCACTGGTCGACGTTGTGCAGCTGGTCATCGAGCATCACGCGGCGCACGAGCTGCGCACCGTGGCGCGGCGCCTGCACCGACACGGCGAAATAGACGGTCGGCGCCTGGTCGGCGTCGCCCGTCATCGTCGACGTCGCGCTCGCGACCGACACGCGGCTGATGCCGGCAATGCGGAAGCCGCATAGGTCCGTCATGACGGGCGTCTCGACGCCGCTTTCCTCGTTCTTGTCCATCTTCGTGATGTAGCTGGTGAAGTCCGGCCGCACGCGGAAGCGCCAGTACTGCGCGAAGTCGTGCGACGGCAGGAAGATGCGCGGCCGACCGCGACGCGTGGCGTCGCCGGCAAGGCCGGCGATGAGCCACGGCTCGAGCTGCTCGAGCGCGCGCGACAGCTCGAGCGGGCCGCGTAGCTGCAGGTAGTCGTTCACGTCGTTGATCGGCTTGGCGGTCTTCTCGCCGTCAGCGAGGTCGGCGAGCCAGCCGGCCTGGTCGACGAGCACGGCGCTGATGTTCAGCGCCGTGAGCCGCTCGTAGAGCGCCCACGCGGCTTCCGGGCCGGGGCGGTGGCCGGCGCGCGGGTGGCCGTCCGCGAATGGTTCGTCGTTGTCCAAGCAGATCACGACCTGCTTGCCGCGCAGGAACGCGAAGTCGATGCCGTCGACGTTCGCCAGGCCGCGCAGCGCGAGCGCGGCCGCGCCGGGCAGCGCGCAGGTGTCGATCGACAGCGCATTGATCGCGCTTTCGACGATGTACACGCGCTTCGCCTTGTCGAGCCGGCGCGCGTCGGCGGTCCAGCCGTAGCCGGCCTTGTCGCCCTGGGTCTGCGTCTTGACGCCGCCGTTGAGCGCGGGGTCGACGTAGCGCATGTCGACCGCGACGACGCGGGCGTCGCCCGGCGCGCGCACGATGAACGCGGCGGCGGGCCCGGCGTGGCCGACTTCGCCGGCGGCGACCTTCGAGCTGGTCCACGTGTTGAAGCCGAGCGAGCGCGCGGCGATCGCGGCGTCGATCGCGGCGGCAGCGATGCCGCGGCCGGCGAGGTATTCGCGCACCTGGTCGCGTTCGGCGAAGCATCGGTCGGCGATGTATTCGACGGTGGATTTCTCGCGGCGCTCGGCCGGCGCCGGTCGGTCGAGCGGGAAGCCGTAGGCGTCGTGCAGGTAGCGCACGGCGTCGGCGACGGACCCGCCACGGGCGTGAATCACCAGGTCGATGCACGAGCCGCCGGCGTCGGCGCTGTGGTCGCGCCAGCCGGTGCCGTGCTTCGGGTGGTTCACGTAGATCGACAGCGACGGGCTCTTGTCGTCGTGCTGCGGCGAGTGGTAGAGCGCCCGGTCGCCGCCGCGGCCGCGTTTCAGGCCGAGGCGGTCGGCGAGGTCGTGCAGGTCGATGCGTTGTTTCAGTTCTTCGATCGAGGCCATCGTTATTGCTGTTGCTCAGTTTGCTGCAGGGGTGTTTCGGTCGGGTTGCCGCTGGTCGGCGGGCTGAACACGATCGCCTTGAGTGCATCGGCCGACTGCGGGAAGGCGAGCGCGAGGCGGTCGCTCAGGGCGGCGACGAACAGGCCGAGCGTGCATTGACGGGCGACGCTGCCGGGGCGGCTGTCGAAGCGCAGGACGCCGGCGGCCGCCGCGATGGCGGCCCGCAGCGCGGCGTCGTGAGGTGTGGTCGTGCGCGTCATGCTGCGGCACCTCCGAGGATGTCGTGATGGTTCTGCTGCAAGCGTTGAACTGCGTGCTGCAGCTCGTAGCGCGAGGTCATCGCCTGGTCGAGCGTGGCGCGCAGGCGGTCGCGGTTGCGGTCAACGTTCGACGTCGCGTTCGCGAGCGCTGCAGTGCGCGTCGCGCCGTGGCCAATCCGGATGCCGGAGGCCAGGTGCGTGACGATCCACTTTTCGGGGTGGCCGTCGCGCACCTGCAGCTCTGCGTGGATGCCGAACGCGGCGTTACCGGTATTCGGGATAACGACGTGATCGCCCGCGACGGTGCGCAGGCCGGCGCTGGTCAGCAGTTCGTAGTGGATGGCGTGTGTCATCGTGCTTTTCCCGTTCGGCAGGCGTGGAAGTCTTCGATAGCTGCGTCGATGGTCTTGTCCCACGCGTCGCCGGTATCGCTCAACCAGTAGCCGCCCGGCAGTTCATGGCCGTCCTGAATGTTGTCGCGTGCGTAGCGGTAGCGGTCCGCGCAAAGCTTGTCGTCGTCCGTCACGTTGATGCGAGGCGCAGGCTGGCCCGTATCAGCTTGAGCCGCGTGGTCGACGGCGGTCCGGATCGGGGGGGCAGAGAGAAGCGATTCCAGAGCGGCAACGTGTGCCTCGCCGGCAGGGTGGCCGGCACATGCGCCGAGAGCGAATTCCAGCGCGGCGCGTTGCGCGGCAGTCAAGTTCCAATTCATCGTCTCTTACCCCCGCGGCGGAACAGACCAGGCCAGCGCAACGATCAGCGCGAGCAGCGCGGTTGCGCCGATGAACAGAGCAGCCGGGCGCGAACGGACGTTGACGAGCTGCAGGGCTACAGCAGCGCCGCGCGCCAGGCCGGCACCGGCGGAAAGAAGCATCGCCAAAACGCTGATGCCGAATATGTAGTTGTTCATGGTGGTTTCGAAATTGATGATCAGAAGTCGGTGTCGCCGCTCGCGAGCCGCTTGAGGTCGCGCGGCGGGCGGGTTGCGATTCGGCGCGCATGTGCGCGCGTGGCGGATTCGATTGCCCGGCGCACGGCCGGCCTGCGCATGCACGTGTCGTAGTCGCCGACCATGTGCAGCCGGTGCCAGGTCGCGCGCAGCTCGAGCTCGGAGGGGGCGGAGCACATGGCGCGTGCGCTCAGTGGAGCCAGGTCAGGATTGGCGTGCCGTTCGCGCGATCCCACGAGACGCGGAAGCCAAGCGCAGTTGCCGAGCGGACGAACACGTCGGCGCGCACGTCGGCCGCGGAGATCTTGTTGAGGTAGGCGATGCGCTCGTCATAGGACAGCGATTCAGCGAGCGCAGCGATCGGGGTGGGGATCAGCATCTGCATACAGCCTCCAAGAAATTTCGGGCAAAGGAAGTCCCTCGCGCCCGCGGGAGCGGGTGCGATGGGCGTTCAACGAAAACAGCGGTTAGGGGTTAGGCGTCGATCAGCGGGAGCTGACGCGAATCGGTCGGTAGCCGATCAACCTTGCCGACCGGCACGTAGACGTGCGGATTCGGATTGAGGCTCGGTGCGATCGTGTGAACTGTCGCGACGTGGATCTTGTAGGTCGTCGCGCATTCAACGTTGGTGCACTGGCAATACGCTTCGCGGACGAGAGCGGACAGCGTCCGGCTGGTTCGAATGACGGCACGGCTGCCGCAGTGATGGCACTTCAATTTCATTCCGGTACTCCTACGGGCGGCTGCATTCGCCGCGACCTTGGCGCGCGCATTGGCAGAACATGCCGACCTCGCCGAGGGTCGCAACGGCGTCGAGGTATTTGCGGGTTACACACACGAAGCCGACGGCAGCCACGAGGGTGTCGATCTTGTCGATGACGATGCCCTTGCTGCCGCTCAGGAAACGACTGACCTCGGAGTCGTCCCATCCGAGCGCTGTTTGCACTTCGTGACGTTTCGGGCCATGCAACGCATGACGCAAGGCCGGTTCGATGAGGGCGGGCGGTTGCATCGCTCAACTCCCAGCAAATGAACTTGAGTGCTGTTGATCGGCAGAGTCGCTAACTTTGGAGCGGTACTGCTCCACGCCTTCGAGATAGATCATCCGTGCGACGCTTGAGGTGGATCGGTTTTGCGCTGCGGACAGTTCCTCGAGCGTGCGGCGCTCATCCGGCATCAGGCGCATGTAGACGGGTTTGCTCGACAAGACGCCACGCGGGGAGCGCCGGACGGGGGCTTTCTTATTAACCATAGCGGTATACTTCCCTTCGTTAACCTTGCACAACAGCAGAATAGTGGTCATTCGGCCACATGTCAACGTATATGGTGGTCAATTGACCGTTTTTTCGCAAAGGCTCAAAGAGGAGCGCCAGCGTCTCGGGATGAACCAGACGGCGTTTGCTGCCCTCGGTGGGGTGTCCAAGGACGCGCAGCTCAACTATGAGAACGGCTCGAGGCGGCCTGACTCGACGTACCTGGAAGCGGTCGCCGCTCATGGCGTCGACGTTTTGTATGTCCTCACTGGACAGCGGAATGTCACCGCACTTTCGGTTGATGAGACTGATCTTGTGCGCCGATATCGTGAGGCGCCAGAGGCGGTGCGCGCCGCGGCGCTCGCAGCACTGGCTGCCGGCGCGACGCCGAGCAGGTATCAGCAGAACTTCGAGGGTGCGACCATTGGTCAGCAAGTCGCAGGCGACGTTACGACGCCTTTCACGATCAACATGGGATCTGCGCGCAAGAAGAAGAAGGGCAACAACTGACGCACCGAATTAACGGATCGCAGTGACGGCGGGGCCTGCCGTAGGAGAAGAAAAAGTAGATGGTGCAGAAATTCAGCGGCGAAGTCGGCCAGGTGGCCGGCCGAGACGTCAAGACCAGCAATGCACAGGCAAGCGTCAATATTCACCTTCACGGTGAGTTAGCGGCGAAGCGACACATCAGCGTTAAGCAGCGGCGCGCGATCGGGGCGAAGGTGTACGAGCTCGAGGCGAAGACGGGGGTTGAGAAACTCATGGTCTATCGTCGGCTCATGGCCGTGTTCGACTTCCCGAACATGGAGCAGATGCCGCGCGACGTGTTCGATCGTGCAATGCGATATTTGGACTCGTGGGTACGGAACGGTACGACGGGCCCGACACCCTCGACTGATACGCAGCCGGAATCGAAGGAGCGTGTCGCTCCGTCAAGCGTGCCGCACGCGGCGAACGAACCGAAGCAACTCCAGCCAGTCATGAATGACGTTGCGCCGGCAGTAATTGCGATGCCAGCCGAGCAAGTTGTCTCTGCTCCGCCACCTGCAGCGCCAGTAGTGTCGGCGAAGGAGCGAAAGTCGTTGTCATGGCTCGTGGTCTCCGGCGTATTCGTCTGCGCAGCGGTCGGTGCCACGCTCCTCTACGGCGTCACGAGTCGGCCGACCGAAGGGACTCAAGCCGCCGCGACGAACATATCGTCGCACTGCGAGTATGCCGGCAGCCGTTACTCGGTTGGTAGCGTTGTGATGCAAGCCGGAGTCCGGCAGCAGTGCACTTCGACAGGCGATGGTATCGAGTGGCAGAAAGTCGAACCGTCTCACAGACGGTGAAACATATCGCTGCACAACAATTTCCAACAAGCGCGGATGCGCGATTGATACGAGGGTCCAATGAAAAAGTTGCTCAAAATCGTCCTTGGTGGTGTGCTCGCACTCATCATCATCGGTGTGATATTCGGCAAGAAGCCGGCTCCCGGGACGTCGTCGACGTCGAACCCTGTATCCGAGACGTCGACAACTTCGAGTTCTGAAACAGAGTCGAAAAAACCCGTTGAAAAGGTCAGCGTCACTGCATCGGCGCTCTTCGCGGCATACGAAAAGAACGAGGTGGCCGCGGACCAAAAATACAAGGGCAAGGCCCTGTCGGTGAGCGGTACGATTCAGAGCATCGACAAGGATGCGTTCGACAATATCGTAGTGAAGCTGCGATCCAGTAACGAATTCATGCCCGTCAACGCGTACCTGAGCAAAGAACACGAAGCACTTGCGGCGTCGCTCGAAAAAGGCAAGAAGGTGACGTGGACCTGCGAAGGTGATGGCCGCTTGATCGGTAGCCCGATGTTGCGCGATTGCACGCCGGCGTAACAGTCGATGCACGAATGAACTGAAGCCCGCGATCGCGGGCTTTTTTGATGCGGCCGGCAAACGCCATACGCGTCGAGGGTGCTACTCGCCCTCCCCGGAATCGATCTCCGGCACCTCGCTCGCCTTGACCTCCAGATCGAGGTCCGATGTAAATCCGCCGTTACCGTCGATCGTATGTGTAACGCGCGCGATGATCCAGTTGCAATCGTCGATGACACGTTTGTAACCGCGCACGGTTACAGGTAATTCGGTCATCAGCTCGGGCCGGCCGAGCGCCAGCACGACGCTGAATTCCGCGACGCCGCGCTGCAGCTTCTCCCATTCCGCCTTCGCCGCGCGCGTCGCATTTCCCTTGTTCGCATACGTGTGCCGCAACGTCTTCACGTTCTCGGCCGTGCCGAACAGCACCTCGCCGCTCTTGTCGATCGGCTTCTTCTTCGTCGTGCGCCGCCGGCGCCGCTTCACGGTGGTCGACTGTTTTTTTGCGGTGCGCGTGTTCAGATAGAACGCCTGCACGCCGGAGTACGTGTCGCGATCGGCGACGCCGAACTCGTGACGATCGCCGACGTCGCGCGTGATCGTGACAGCGGGCAGCGGCTTGCCGCTCGCGGTGGTCGCTTCGCCGGCCTTGATGAACAGCAGCAGCCCGTTCTTCACGGTGGCGATCGCGTCGAACATCTTCGCCAGGCGCGACAGCAGATTGGCGTCTGATTCGGCCGTCTGGTCGATGTGGTCGACGAGCTGCGCGTCAAGGGCCTTGCTGATGCGCGCCTCGACCTTGTTCTGGCTCGCGATCGCGCGCACGATCGCGCCAACCGTCTGCCGGTGCCAGGACCGCTCTTTCTTGATTGACAGGCCCGCGCGCAGATCGACGCTGCGCGCGCGGATCGTCAGCACGTCGGGCGTGCCGGTGTGCCGAACCTCGTCGACCATGAATTCGCCCTTGTCGACCAGGCCGTTCGCCGCGCCAGCCCAGCCGATCGAAACCTTCAGTGTGACGCCGCGACTCGGGATCTCGAGCGCGCCGTCCGAATCGTCGAGGCTGATGTCGAGCTGGTCGGCCTCGAAGCCGCGGTTGTCCTGCAGCGTCATCGAGATCAGCCGACCGTTGAACTTGCGCGAGATGTCCTTGCCGTTCAGCGTGATCGAGTAAATCGCGCGCGGCACGCGATCGTCGGCAAACACGGTCTTCTGTACCAGATCGGCGCCAGGGATGTCGGCCAGGTTCATAGCGAGATCGCCCCCTTGATGGCGTCGGTCACGATGCCGAGCATGTTGAGATCGTCGTTGCGCGTCAGCGCGATCGTGAACTCGATGCGCCGCGCGGTACCGTCGTTGAAAAACAGCGTGCGCGTCGTATCGATGTTGTCGATCGTGAACATACCGTAAATATGGCCCGTGCCCTCGATCAGCGGCCAGGCGGTGTGCATGGCGGCCATTGCCTCGAGGGCGGCGAGGGACAGGTCGCCGCCCGTCAGCTCGGGCAGCAACACGCCGGACAGGCTGATGGTTTCGTCGTCCTCGCCGACGTACTGCCGCGCGGGCTTTTTGCCGACGCGGTTGTTGCTGGCGAAGCGCCAGCCGCGCCGGCGCTTCAGCTCCTGGTAGGGCAGGGTCGACAGGCTGAACACGAACAGCCCGAGCGCCATCATCATGAGAACCTCCCCTTCAATCCCGATCGCGCAGGCGCGAGCGCTCGCGCGCGGCCTGCGCAGCCTGTTCCTGGCGCATCACCTGCAGCACCTTCTGCGCGAGCGCCTGCTCATCCATGCCCGGCGCCGCGTACACGTTGATCGTGATCGGCCCTGGCGCGCTCGGCGCGCGAGTGACGGCTGCAGCTGTGAGCGGCGGCCGGCTGTCGACGGTCGGCGGTGCGCCACCGGCGATCACCGTGCCCGTGATGCCGATGCCGGCGCCGGCGGCGACGATCCGCTTCCCGACCTCGAGCACGGTCGACAGCGGCCCGTCCTGCCCGTCGCGCAGACCCTGCTCGAGGCCGGCCATCGTGAAGCCGCCGAGCGCGGCGAACACACGGCTCGGCGAATGGATGCCGAGCTTTTCCTTGAACCAGCCGATCACGCTATCGCCCGCTGACTGGATCGCGGTTTTCACATCACCCAGGCTGTTCGAGATCCCGTTCGCGAGCCCTTGCAAGATTTGCTGACCGAACGTCGTGAATCGTGTCGGGAGGTCGACCCCGAACCAGGACAGCACGGCGGCGAAAGCGCGATAGAACAGCCCGAGCGGCGACCAGTTCAGTATCAGTGCGCCGATCGCGCCAATGCCGCCATTCATTGCCGCGCTTGCTTCTGCCATGACCTCATTGAATAGCGTGGGCAACGCGCCAATCCCGCGTGCGAGCAGCTCGAACGGCGCGAGCCCGAGGCGGAGGCCGAAGGCAAGCAACTGGCCGAATGACCGGCCGGCATCGCCGGCCGCGCGCAATTGCTCGGCACTCGTCGAAGCCGGTTCGAGGAGCTTGGCGAACCAACCGGCGACAGACGAAAGCATGCCGGCGAACCAATCCCACAGCGGCTTTGCTGCGGCGAGCGCTTCGCCAATCGGAGCAAATGCTCCTGCGAATGCTGCGCGCACGGGCGCCAGCCCTTCGCCGATCGCGGCGAACATGCCGCCGAAAAACGCTTTGATCGGCTCCCAGTACTTCACGATCAGGAGTGCGGCGATCGCAATCGCCGCCGCGACCAGTCCGATCGGCGACGTGAGGAATGCACGGCCGACGAGCAACACAACGCGACCGAGGGCCTGCAACGACGCCGCAGCCAGGCGCACGCCATTCGACACCAGCCCGCCGCGCATGCCGAGCATCGTGAGGCCGAATCGGACGATCGCCATCGGCCCGAGCACGGCCGCCAGCGCGATCGTCAACGTGCCGAGCACGGCGAGCAGCGCGCCGAGGCCGGCCGCGCCGATCGCGACCGCCCGCGTGAAATTCGGGTATTCCTTCGCGAAGCCGAGCAGCCGCTCGAGCACGCTCGTCGTCAGCTCGAGCGCCCGGTTGTACACGGGCAGCACCTGCTCGCCGATCACGGTGCGCAGATTGCGCACCTTCTCAAGCGCGATCAGCTCTTTACCTTCCGTCTGCTTCTGCGCCAGCTCGTGCAGCTTGTCGATGCCGTATGCGCCACGATTCAGTTTCTCGTTCTTGTGAATCTGCTCGCGCTGCATGTACATCGTGGCGAACAGGTTCGCGCCGTTACCGTTCGTCATGATCGTCGAGAATTCCTCGAGGATCTTCGCGTCGGACGTGATGCCCTTGGCCTTCAGCTTCGGCAGCAGCACCTTCTCCATCCACTCGAACGGCGACGCGTTGAAGAGGTCGCCCTGGATCAGCGCGCCGGGCTTGATGCGCTTCACGTTGCCGATCGTGTTGTACTCGACCGACTTCTTGTCGACGAGCCCCAGCTCGACCAGGCGCTTCGCCGCGCGCACGGTGGTCTTGCCCTGCATCAGGTTGCTGTACGCGGCCTGCACGCCGGTGCCGGCGGCATGCCCGCCCATTTCCTGAATCAGCGGCTCCATCTGGTAGTAGAACGCGTCCTGGCGCATCTGCTTCGCGGCGACCTTGCCGGTCTGGATGAAGTTGCGCCACTCGTCGCCGCCGACGCGGCCGCCCGTCGCGGTCAGCACCTGCTGGACCATGTTCGCTTCGCCCTTGAACGCTGCCTCGCTTTTCGTGCCGCCGCGCAGCTCGATCACCTTCAGCATGTTCATGAACTTCTCTTCGTTCTCATGCCCCTGGCCGGCACCGAACATCGCCTCGTTCGCAAACTTCATCTTCGCGAGCGTCGGCATCACCATCTGGGCATGATGCTCGTCCGCGAAGATCGACATCGCGTCGCGCATCAGCGTCATGTTGTCGGCGATCGCCACGCCGGGCGTCCTCATCGCGCGCACGTAGCGCTCGGCGTCCTGCGTCGCGTGGTCGCCCAGGCCGAGCCCCTGGATGCGGCCGCGCTCGTTCTGCACCTTCTTCGCTTCTGCCAGCGGCTCGCGCAGATCGTTGAGGATGTGCGAGCCGGTCGCACGCGCGGCGTACCCGCCGATCGCCAGCTCGGCCGCTGCGCCGCGTGCGGAGCCCATCTTCGCGCGCGCGTCCGCGACGCGCTTCTGACGGGCGTTCAACGCGTCGAGCCGGCGCGCCTGGGCGTCGATCGCGCCGGTCGTCGCGGCGATGTCGGTGCGCAGCGTGCGCTCGTGCTGCGAAAGATTGCGGGTATCGACGCCGGCGCGGCCGAGCCGGTTGCGCAGCTCGTCGACGCTGGCGGATTGTTTCTTGAACGCGGCCCCCAGCTTCGATGCGGCTTGCCGTGCCTTCGCCAGTTCGGCAATCATCTGCTGGGACGGCGGCCCGGCCGCGCGCAACGACTGCGCGAGTTCCTTGACCTTCTTCTGGGCGTCGGCGAGCTTCGTCGAAGTTTTGTCGAGCCCCGTGCGCATCTCGCGGAACTCGCCGATGCGCCGCTGCGTGTCGTTGAGTTCCTTGAGCCGCGCGCGGGTGTCACGCAGATCCTTCGCGAGCGTACGATTGCGGCCGGCGATCTCGCGAATCGGCCGGCTTGCGTGGTCGAGCGCCTTGAGAACAACCTCGAGGCGCAGGGAACGGTCGCTCATGCGTCGCCTTGTTCGTAGCGTTCACGTGCGCGCTCGCGCCATGCCATCAGATCGGGCAGCGGCATTGCGTCCATCACGTCGGGCGACCAGTGGAACACGAGCGCGATATCGGCCATTACGTCGGCGACGTCTCGAGGGAGACGTCCACCTTCGACGAGTTCGGCAGCAAAAAACCGGCGACCTCCGTGCCGAGCTGCAGCAGGTCGGCCGGGTCCATGCGCAGCACGTCCTGGTCGGTCAGCGTCGGATTGCTGATGCGCGGCAGCACCTTCGAGAGTGCGATTACGTCGAGCTGCAGCAGGTCGGTCAGCGCAACGCCGCGCAGCGCGCCGGATTGCGGCTTGGTCAGCGTGATGGAGCCGATTTCTTGCTCGCCGCGGCGGATCGGGGTGTCGAGCGTGATGACGGCGGTTTGCTTCGATTGCATGGTGTGTTTCCTGAATGGGTAGAGGGGAGCGGGTTACAGGCCGAGCGCGCGGCGCTGCTCGGCGAGCCGATCGACGCCGCCGACGATCTCGACGAAGTTGGGAATGTCGATCTCGATCAGCGTCTCGCCGTTGGACACGAGGCGGTAATACGACAGCGACATCGTGCCGGTCTGGTCGGCGTTGTCGCCGGCCTTGGCCTTGCCGGGGTCGATTTCCTTGTAACGGCCGCGCACGTACACCTCGACCGCGTCGACCTCTTCGGTGTCGTCGCGTTGATAGGAGCCGGCGAAACGCACGGTGACGCCGTCGACCTTCGACGTGCCCCAGGTCTTGAACATCTCTTTCATGAAGCCGCCCATCGTGAGGCCGAGCTCGAGCTTCTCCATGCCGAGGTCGATGTCGACCTCAGCGTTCATGCCGCCGCCGCGATACGCTTCCATCTTGCGCGACAGCTTCGGCAGCTGGATTTCCGGCACCTCGCCGACGAACGAGACGCCGTCCTCGAACACGTTGAAATTCTTGAGTTTGGATGGCAGAGCCATTGCGTTTTCCTATGGTGAGTGGCGGGCCGTCAGACGGCGATGCTTTCCGCGAACTTGACCAGGTAGCGGTCCGTGATGCGTTGGCGGAACGTCAGGTCCTCGAGCGGGGAACCGGGCAGAAGTCGTAGTCGATGAAGCCCTGGCCGGCCTTGAGCGATTCCTTCTCGTTGGCGGCCGGATCGAACCAGCACTGGCCGTCGATCAGGTAGCCGGCCGTCTTCCACGCGCGGAACTTCGCGTTCACGCCGTCGACGATGTCGCGCATCAGCGTGCGGCTCATCGGTTGGTCGACCGCCCACATGTGCGCCTCGGCCATCGTGTCGGCGATCACCTGCGCGCTGCGCACGTAGTTCTCGAACGCCCACAGCTTGTCCTCAGAGCAGGTGCGCGAGCCCCATAGACGGTAACCATCCGCGTTCACGAGCGTGGTGACCTCGTGACTGTTCAGGTAGCCGGCGTCGGTGTTCGGGTCCTGCAGGTCCCAGAACACGTCGCGGCTGATGCCGGTGACACCGTTCACGACGACGTTCGAAATCGTCTTGTGCCAGCCGGTCTCTTCGTCGATCTTCGCGCGCATGCCGAGCGCGCGCGCCGTCGCCCAGGTGATGTCCTCGGCGTTGGTCGCAGTGTTCCAGTTCACGAAGTCCGGCCAGATCGTCATCAGCTCGCGCTGACCGAAATTCGCGCGGTAGGCGACGGCTTCTTCCTTGGTCTTCGCGCCGAACGCGCTGACGTAGCCGAAGCCGCGCAGCTTCTGTGCGACCGTCGCCAGCTCGGCTGCGACGGGGAGCGTATCGAGGCCCGGACAGCCGAGCACGCGCGGCTTGACGCCGAGCCGGCTCTTCGCGGCGAGCAGCGCCTTCATGCCGGTGTACTGGCCGTCCGCCGTGGTGGTGCCGATCACGTTGCTCGTCGTTGCGTCCGCATCCTTGCCGGCCGGCACGCGCACGGCGACGATCAGCGGTGAGGTTTGCGCGGCGATCGCGTCGAGCGAACGTGCGAGCGTGCCCTTCGTGCCGGCGCGGCCGATCGCGGCCTGCACGTCCGTGATGAGCACGGGGCGGTTTTCGGGGAAGGTGGTCGCGTCGGCGTCGTCACCGGTGCTGACCAGGCCGATCACGGCCGTGCTGACCGTGCGGATGGGGCGCGTACCGTCATTGATTTCAATGACGCGTACGCCGTGGTGGTAATCAGAAGGCATGCAATCTCCCGGAAGTGAGCCTCCCGAAAGATTGCCTTCCGCGCGCGCGGAGATCACGCGCGGAAGGTTGTACAGCGACAGGGTACAACCGAAGCTGCTGCAGGGCGCCGTTATGCCGCGGCGGACAGCGTATCCAACTCGGCGAGGCGCGCTGTCGCGACCTGATGGTAGGTCGGCTCGAGCTCGCAACCGATCCAGTTCAGGCCGGCGCCCTTCGCCGCGGCGAGGAACGTGCCGGACCCCGCGAACGGGTCCAGGACGACGCCGCCGGCCGGCGCCAGGCGCACGACGTCGCGCGCGAGCTGCGCCGGCTTCTCGGTCATGTGGCGCTTGGGGTGCGCCAGGCGCTCGGAGAACACGCCAGGCAGATACACGTCAGCGCGCCGCACCGCGCCCTTCGTCGCCCAGACCAGGAACTCGGTCTGCTGCGCGAAGCCGCCGGCGCGCGGCCGCGTGCGGCCGCTCGTCTTGTCCCATACCGCGACGCCGCGCCAGGTGAAGCCGGCCGCCTGGATCGCATCGGTGAGGCTCGGCAACTGGCGCCAGTCGACGAAGCAGGCGAGGTGGGCTTCGTTGCGGCTGACGCGGTAGACCTCGGCGAGCCACGTCATGCACCAGAACGTCCACGACCGTTGATCCTTGCTGTCGTGCTGGAATTCAGCATAGACGGTCTTCGTGTCCGCGCGAATGTACTTCGTCGACGGTACCTGGCTGCGCGACGCGCTCGTTGTGCCGCCGGACGAGTAGGGTGGATCGGTGAGCGTCAGGTCGACGCAGCCATCGGGCAGCGCGCGCAGGACAGACAATGCGTCGGCCAGGTGCACGCGGTTGATCAGGTCAGCGGAGATGGTGTGTTGCATGGGGCGATTCCCTTGTGTCGGAGGCTCGTTGGCCTGCGGGTAGGGGGCTCGCGGCCCTCAGAAAATTCATTGCCCGGCAGCGCGGGCATTTGATGGTGAGCCGGATGTACTCGCCGGCGCCGAGTTTTCGATTACAGCTTCCGCAACGGATGTCCTGCATGGGGTGATTCCTGCTGTGCTAGGATGCCGGCGCCTCTCGAGAGGTGTCGCGGCCCTGGCCAATCCTGCAGGTGTGTTCTGCGGGTGCGGGGCGTGCACGATGTAGCAGCATCGCGCACGTCGCCGCGTCCTTTCCTTACTCCATGTCGCGTTACACGACGAATTCACTCATTGCGAGGGATTTGGCACGTGATCCGGCAAATCATCGAGGAGGCTCGGGCCACTTCACATCGAATGGAAAGCCCGGCTGCTCGGTGATCTCGCGCAATGCCTGTCGGTATGCCGCCCACTTCAATCTCGTCGCTTTCTCTGACTCTGGTGCATCGGACGGCGCATCGGCCCTTCCGTCGCTGTCCCACAGCGCGACGTCACGACACTCGCGGATACGAGCGGCCCGGTACGTCGTTTCGTTCGCTCGGAACAGTGCATGGATCTGCTTATCGGTAGGTCGGTCGACTTCGCTATACCAAGCAAGAATGAACGGGTCGCCGTCCTGCTTTCCAGTGCCAGGGTGGATCCGATGAGCAACCATGAAGTCGCGCCCGTGCTCCAGACCCGGATAGTGAGCCTTGATCGTGGCGATCATCAGATCGTGCGTGTAGGCCTTGAAATCAATCATCTGACTTCCTTAGTTATTGCGCAGCATTACGCCGCGAATGAAATGCCAGTTTGAAACCTGCAACCGCAGGCCGATGGCTACATAGGGTGCGGGGAGGTCTGCCACTTGGCCTATGTCGTCGCGGATGCCCCCAGTTTCAATCATTCCGGAGTCCCACTGACAGCGCGCGTTGCGGTCCGCCTTTCCATTGAATCCATTGTTCACGTCGTTGGTGTAGTCGGACAGCCACTGACCGCGCCACTGCATGAACAGGTTCCCGTTGGGCTGGAGAATATGGGCTCCGTTCAGGAACACGTTGCCCCCATTGTCCGTGGCAAACGGGATGCCGTTGTACGCGCTGTTGATGACGTCGAGGCCACCGCCTTTGCGCGCGCGAAGATATGTGAACGTTCCACCGCCCGGCGAGCGGTCTGCCATGCTCAGATCGGCTTGCCAGTTTTCGCCGCTCAGCGTCAGCCGCCCCGACATGGTGTCGCCGCCGCGATTGATCTTCGAGTTCGGATCGAAGTTCCACGAGCCCCACACGGCGCCACCCGCACCGCGTTTGATGTCCGTGTTCGAAATTGTCCACGCTTCCGTTTGATTCGCGAGGTGCATAACGATCGTAGGTGCGGCTGTCCCGCTACCACCTTCATACGCGTCAATGCCCGCGAAGTGACGCCCACCCCATCGTGACCAGCGAATGCCGCCGTATGCCGAGGTAAAGTTCGGACAGTCGAGCTGGACAGCGAAGGTACGGTCGCTATTCCAATCGACGAATCTTCCGCCGATTTCTGCGGAGACGCGATAAGTGCCCCCGTCGTAGCTGGGACCCTTTGAATAAAGTGTGGAGGTGACGCTGACGGGGCCGGTGAACTGCGGGCGAACGAGGGGCGCGTATTTGCTGGCCGCTGTCTTCGGCGTCACGGCGCGCTTGTCATCGGTGCCGTCGTCGACTTCGGCCTGCGTCGCCAACTCGACAACGCCCTTTATCTCCGTGGTCGCCGGCGGGTTCAGGAACGTGGCCGGCCCGAATTGAAGCAGCGCTGCGTCGATCGACGCGAGCGCAATATCGCTCGCCAACAGCAACATGGCGGTGGGCGATTTCTCGAGGATCGGCGTGTTTTGAACGTAGACGCCGAACAGCACACCATTGTCCAGGTACAGGCCGAAGGCATACAGGGAATACTGGTCATCCGAATCGTCCTGGATGACAACGTGCAGGGTGTCCGGCGCGACATTTTCTCCCCCGAAAGTCGTCACGCGCTTTCGCTCGTTGGGCATGACCTTGATGCCCTTGTCGAACGGGAATGCGGCGGTACCGAGTCCGATTTCAACGATGCGGCGCGCGGTGGTTCCAGTATTGCCCGACGCTACCAGCGCAGCGCGACCGGCATCGGTAATTTGAATGACAGCCTGAGTCATAGGTCGAATGTGCCTCTATTGGTCGGTGATCGTCAGCCGCAGATAGACCGCGGCTCGGGCGCCTGCGCCAACGCGCTGCATGCAGTTCGCGCTGTAGCCCTGTGTGAACGTGTAGTGCGCGGTACCGCGCTTTGCGCGATCGACTTCGGCGCGGATGTCGGCGACGTACTCGGCTGTGGCTGGCACGCCCTCCCGGCTACCGACCGTCATCAAGATTTCGAACGTCCCGGGTTTGCCGCGCGGCGTCATTTCGAACCATTCGCGCATCGCGACATTCGCGCCGAAGGATGCGCACACCTGGCGCACCGCTTCCGCCGTGCCTTTGACACGCGCGATGCGGATCGCGGTTTTCACTCGAGCGCGCTTGATCTGTTCGGGCCAGTAGTCCTTCCAGGTGTCAACGCCGACGTGCCAAGCGAGCCACGGCAGGAACGCCAGCGGGATTTTGTCCGGGTCCATCAGCATGCCGACGTCGACCGGGATGCTGCTGATGCCGGCGCTGGCCTGCGCGATCCGACGTTCGAGCACGGTTGCGTTCGGGGGGAGCAGGTTATTCATCCGCCACCCCGCCGTCGACCAGCTCGATCCCTGTGCAATACGGTGCCTGTTCGCCCGTCACGGCGACGCCGCCGGCTGGCGTGTCGAGCAGCACCTTCTGCACACCCGCGACGCGCATCGCCGCATGCAGACCATCGACCGTCACTTCCATCCCGATGCGATGCATGTCGGTCGAGAATTTCGCCGTGCGCTTGTTCGCTTCCGCGAGCGCAATAGCGCGATCGGGACCGGAGAAGAAGCGCAGCGTTGCGCGGATCGTGTAGCGCACAATCTTGGCGCTTTGCACGATCACTTCGTCGGTTTGCGGGCGTACCTTTTCCAGCGCCTTGCGAACGATGCCGACCAGCTCGTCGCTTGCCATCCCGTCGCCTTCGCGCGACAGGATCGTGACGACCATCACGCACGGCTCCGGGCTGTAGGCCGCCGCGGACAGCACGCGTCCGTCCGCGGCGCGTGCGTGGAACACGTACGCTTCGTCGGGGCCGGCGACAGAGAAGCCGCGCGGCGCGAGCTGGACGCGCTCGCGCAGGTTGTCGTCGTCCTCGTAGACCGGATCGATGCCGTTCTCGGGATCGCCAGGAGAAACCATCAGGCGCGCGACGTCAAACAGGGCCGCGAGGTGCTCGAGCGTCGCGCCGCGCGCATACGCGAGCAGCAGGCCGCGCGCCTTTTCGTTGACGAGCGCGCGCAGCAGCATTTCACGGTAGGCGCTTTCCTGCAGCAGCTTCACGATCGGTTCCGATTCGAGCTCGAGCGCTGCGGCGACTTCGGCCTGCTGGTCTTTCGGGTACAGGGAGACTAGGCGCGTCTTCCGCGCGGCCAGGATCGTTTCGTAGTCGATTTCGTCGACGATGTCCGGCGCCGGGAGCTGCGACAGATCGATCGGTGTGGTTCTCATACCGCACCTCTGCCGTTTGTCGCCGGCAGGCGCATGGAGAAGAGCGTGCCGGCGCGCGGGCCGTCCGTGCGCTCGCCTTGCAGCTCGAGCACGGCGCCGCCGTCGATGCCGGTGCTACCGAAATCGACCTGGTTGACCTGAATGCGCGGTTCCCACCGGGCCAGCGCCATGACGGACGCCGCCATCACGCGCATGCGCATCAGCGGATTGACCGGGCCGTCGATCAGCTCGGGCAGCAGCGACCCGTAGTCGCGACGCATCACGCGTGTGCCGAGCGGCGTGAACAGGATGTCCGCGACGGACTGCTCGATGTGGGCCTGGCCGCCGATCGCGCGGCCGGTGCGTGCGTTCATGCCGATCATCCGTGCCCCTTCGACGTGGTGCCACCCATCGAATCGATGTGGTCGTGATGGTCGACGGTGACGCCGTTCGAACTCAGCGTGCCACCCTCGTGCCGGATGTTGCCGCGCATGACGGTGCCGACGTCGCCCCCTTCGCCGGCGAGACCGGCCATGTACGACAGCAGCTTCATGATGGTAGCGCCACCCTTGATCATGACGTCGCCGGTGAAGACGACCTTCGGCATGTCGATCGTGAGCGTGCCGCTGCCCTGGACCGTGGCCGTCTTGATACCGGTGACGGCGAGGTGGCCGGTCACGGCGTCGTACGAAACACGCGCTCCGTCCGGATAGACGCGCAGGTGTTCGTTCGGATTGGAGCTCGGCGCGTCGTGGCCGTCGCAGTAGACGCCGGGCAGGAAGAGGCCCGTCGTGGGCTCGCCGGACGGGCAGAAGAGCAGGCCCGGCTCGCCGATCGACGGCGGGTCCCACGTGATGCTGTTGCCGGTGCGCTGCGCGAGCCAGCGAATCCAGTCGGTTTGTAGGCCGCCGGATTCCACGCGCACGCGACGGGCATCGTGATCGACATCGATCACGGTGCCCTCGCGAAGCAGGCTCTCGAGGCGGCGGTTCAGGTCAGCAAAATCATCCATGCGGCGAGGATGCCGCGCGCGCGGGAGCGGGTCACGCGAAAAGGGTTGTGCACGGCCGGTTAACAACCCGGACCTGATGGAAACCGGCCATGCGTCGCGTTACCGCGACAGGAAGTCGAGGACGACGTCCGCGATTCGGTCGACGTCGGCGTCGGCCAGGCCGAGCAGCTCGCGTGTCGGATACTGGACGACCGGCCCGTTGCGTTCGACGCGATCGCGCAGGCCCTCCTGGTGGACGCGCGCGATGCGCTCGACCTGGCGCGTGAAATGCAGCACCGACGCGTCGGCGCTCGAGGCTGTTTTGAGGAAGCGGGCGGTGCGCAGCTTCGCGAACATCGCGCGCCGGATGCGGCCCTTCTTGCGTCGGGCCTGCGGCTTGCGCGGCGCGTACCGGCTGCCGTCCGGATTGCGCGCCTCGGCGATGCGCCGCGACTGGCGCCGACGCAGCTCGGTTGCCAGCGTCTTCGCCAGGCGCGCGCGCTGCGCGCTCGTGAGCTGGCCGAGTAGGCCGGACGCCCAATCTTCGGCGCGGGACAGTCGGTCGGCCATCAGATCCCCGCGATCGGCGGTTCGCCGAAGTGATGGATCTCGTAGCCGTCTGCTTGCTCGGTTACGCCGACGCGCTCGGTCAGCTTCAGCAGGATTTCGACGTCGGACTTGCCGTTGTCGAGCAGTTCGGCCTGGAACTTGAACCCATCACGGCAGAGATCGCGGTTGAGCAGCAGCTCGGGCTGGTTGATCTTCAGCCAGGCGATGATCGGCACCATCAGGTGATCCGAATGACCGGCGTAATCCGTCACGACGATGTCGAGCGTGTACGCATATTCGAACGACAGTGAGTGCGCTGCGGTGACGGCAATCGCCCCGTGTTCGATGAAGATGTGCAGCCGGTCAGGATCGCGTGCGAACTCCGGCAATGCCGCCGTGAGCGCCGCGCGCAGGCTGTCGGGCTTGTTCATGGTGCCTCCTGCGCGGTGTCGCGCACGCGCGCCTGCAGCGCGATCAACTGCTCTGCGTTTTCGTGACAGGTGGTGTAGTTGCCCGCGACGGTGGCGGCGACGGCAGAGAGCGCAATGCCCGCGGGGGCCGCATCAGCGCTTCCGGGATCGCCCACTGGCACATTGGCGACGGCGGCGTCGTGCACGCGCACAAACCCGACAGGAACAATGCAGGCACGATCAGCTTCGCGATCCACATAAACGGGAACCTCTTTGATGATGGTGTCGCCCTTTTCGCGGACGACCTGGACACGGTCGACGTACTGCGTGACGACCTTGACGTCGCGGCGGGCCGCGTCGCGCTCGGCTGTCCGGTCGTGCACATCGCGCGCGAGTGCGTCGACGCGCTGGCCGGCGTCGACCAGGCGCGCATGCTGAACCGCGATGACGACGGCCGCGCCGGCGAGCGCGATCGCGCCGACGACGAGGATGCGAGCGCTGGCCGTCATGCAGCCGCCCGGCTGTAACGATCGAACGCCCGTTCGAGCTTCACGTCGTACAGGTTCTCGGCGTACGCCTTGCCGTTGTACAGCTCGGCGAACTTCGCCCACTTCCGGCCGCGCAGCGCGGCGAGCAGCGTCTTGTCGGCGAGAATGAAACGGACGAACGCCTCAAGCTGCTCGGCCTCGCTGGCCTTCATCGCCTCGACGAACGCGAACACATCGGGGTAGCCGAGCGGCGACCAGTGAAAGCCCATGATCTGAAACGCGCCCCAGCTCGTCGCCTCGAGCGCGCACGCGGCCGAGATCTGCTGCGCGCTTGTCAGGCGCGCATATTCCGCCGCATTGCCGGCGTAGCCGCCACGCTTCGGGTTCACCAGGGCGGGATACTTTGTCGCCAGCGCGTCCGCGTCCATGCCGGCGGCCGCGAGCTGGCGGTACATGACGTGCCGTTCGTAGAGGATCACGGGACGGCCGTCCGGCAGGAAGCCGGCACCGTGTGATTCGACCTCGTTGACGGCGCGCACGGCCGCGAGATCGACCTGCAGCTGGTCGGCCGCACGTTGGAGGTCCGCGTCGGTGAGATGGCGCGGATCGCGCTGACCGGCCGCGAGCGTCGACCAGGTCTTCGGGCCGGCGATGCCATCGGCGACCAGGCCGTGTGACGACTGGAACGCCAGCACGGCGGTGCGGGTCGCGCTGCCGTAGATCGAGTCGGTGTCGAGGCGCGCGCCGGAGGCAACGAGCTGGCGCTGCAGGTAGCCGACGTCGGCCCCGCGGTCGCCCAGGCGCAGGGTCTTATACATGGCGCCCCCACAGCTTGAACTGCAGCACGCGCGCGATCAGGGAGTCGCGTGGGTCGCCGCGGTGGAACAGCTCGACGACGTTGCCGCGCACGCCGTACACGGCGAGGCACAGGACGCCGACCAGCACCGTGTCGGCGAGGCTCGCCGGCGGCAGCGTGCCGAACGCGGCGCGGATCGGCGCAGCGCCGGCGGCGACGGCCAGCGCGTAGGCCAGGCACGACGCGAGCGGCCGGTGCGCGCCGGCGCCGCGGCGGAACGTCACGAGGCGCAGCGCGAGCGCCGCGCACAGCAGGGCGTAGAGGGTCGTGAGCATCACTTTTCCCTCCCCTTGAACACGTTCAGCAGCCGGTCGGGCGCGTCGGCCTGGGCGATCAGCCACAGCAGCAGCTTCACGACGAGCGCGGAGGCGATCAGCGCGCCGATGCCGGCATGGACCTCGACGCGCGCCGGCAGCACGGCATCGAGCGCGGCCGCGAACAGCTCGGCGGTCAGGCAGCCAGCGACGAACGAGATCACGAAGAACGCGACGCGCTTCGGGATCGACGGGTCAGCCGCGGTCATCACGAACAGCAGGGAGCCGGCAAAGGCGCCCATGACGACGTTGGCGTCGACGCCGGGAAACAGCGACAGCGTTGCAACGCCGAGCGCCGCGACCGTCGCGGACGACGTGGAAATTGGTTCAGCCATCTTCAGTCCCATAACTGGAGCCGCTCGGCGCCGGATTGCGCCGCTTGCGGTACTTCGTCGGGCAGCTCGACGAGCAGCCCGTGAGGCAGGACCGGGCCGTACTGCGCCAGGTCCCGGTTGAGGTCGAGGACCGTCTCGACGACGCCGCGCGTGCGGCCGAGCACGCGCCAGCACAGCGCGTCGACGGTTTCCCCCTGCAGTGCGCGCACCTCCATCAGATCAGCTCCACCGTTACGCGCGGTCGGCCGACGATGTCGCTGATCGCCCAGCGTGCGTCGCGGCGCAGCTCGTCGCCCTGCGGCTCGAGCTCATCGGCCCGACGCGCACCGTCGCCCGTCGTGTCGTAATCGCGGTACCGCTCGATGAGCGTTGCCTTCGCTAGGCAGTACACCGCGCGCCGGTAGTGCTGCACCAGCACGCTTTCGTCGTCGAGCTGGTCGGCCGGCACGTCGGCGAGCCGCACGATGCTGGCATCGCGCCACGTCGCGCGGGCGCTGCGCAGCTCGTTGTTCACGCTCGCGATCGCGGCGAGCAGCTCGTGCCGCAGGCGGGCATCGGTGACGGAACCATCGAGGCGCATCGTGTCGCGTGCATGCTCGAGCGACACGTCCGGGTAGAACGGATCGTTCTTGATCGGCTTGGCTGGTGCAGCTTCCGCCGGCGCGCGCGGCAGCGGCGGGGTCGAGACAAAGGACATGATCAGGTTCGTGTCGGTGATTGGTAGAGGCGGTGGACGGGGCTTTCGCGCGGACAGTGCCGGCTACGGCCCCGTGCCGCCTGGTGCGCGGGGTACGCTCGGTGTCAGCCATCGGAGCCGGACTGGCCCCCGCTGGCGGAGTTCTTCAGCTCGCGCTCGAGCCGCTCGATATCCTTCTTCACGCCCACGTTCGCAAAGAGTTGCAATGCGCGGCGCAGGTGGTCGAGTGCGTTCGCGGGATACACGGCGGTGAGGCCGTAGCCGATCGCCTTGTGCAGCTTCGCGCGCACCTCGTCGGGCATGTCGGCCGCGGCCGTGAGCTGCTCGATGTCCATCAGCGGCTCGACCTGGATCGACTCGCCGGCCCGGTTCGCGCGCAGCGCCGCGTCGGCGAATTCCTCGACGAGCAGGCAGGGCGTGCTGCGCTTGAACTGGTCGGGTAGCGTGAGGCCGTGCCGCAGTGCGTACGCGCCGATCTCGAGCGCGCCCTGGTAGTCGCCGACGTCGACGCGCCAGACCATGATCGTCATCAGCACGTCGTCCTGGGCGCCGGCCGCGCCGTCGAGCACGCCCGCGACCCACGCGTCGTATGCGGGCAGAAACTGCCGCTTCAGGTCGGCCTTGCGCTCTAGCGACTCGACGGCCTTCAGCGCGCGGCGGTGTTCGTCGAGCTGCGCGAGCATCAGCGTGTACGCCGAGTCGTCGCGCAGCCCGCCGACACTCGCCGGCGCGCCGCGCGCGGCCGTCGCCGCGACGGTGCGCTGGAAGTGTTGGCGGAACGGGTTCGTCATGCGCCACCCTGCGGAGCGGGCGGGGCAGCGTCGACGAGCTGGATGTTCTCGACCACGCAGCCGGCGCCGTACTGCTCGATCACGTACGCATCGTTCGAGCTTTCATAGTTCTCGATACGGTCGCGCTCGGGCACTTCCTTCAGCGAGCGCCGGCGCGCGCTCGTTTGCCAGTAAATCGACAGGTTGTCCAGGCGCGTGACCATCAGCGCATGAGCTGGGAAGTACGGGACGCTGACGGCCGGCAGGTTGCCGACGCGCTTCTGCGAGACGACGATGTCGGTTGCGAGCGTTTCGGTCGACGGCTGCGCCTGGTTGATGAGCGGGAAATACTTGTCCTGGAGCAGCTCGCGGCCGCAGATCACGACGAGATTCGGGTCTTCGGCGTACCACGGGTCGAGGAACTCGTTGCGCGCGAGCGAAACGACAGCGTCGAGATTCTTGAATTCCTCGCCCTTGCCGATCTTCACGCCCGAGAACACGCGTTGCTTTGCGTTATTGCGGTACTGCTGCAGCCAGCCGATGTTCACGTCCTGCAGCAGCGGGTTCGCGGCGAGATCGGTATCGTCCGCAACCTTTACGCCGTTCCATCCGATCATGATGCGATCGAGTGCCTGGCGCACGACGATGGAATCGCGCAGGCGCGCCTGGAAATCCGGGAACTTCGCCCACGCGTCGAGCTGCTGGTAGCGAATATGGTGGTCGTAGTTCGTCTTCTCGCAGCGGTATTTCTGGCTATCGAGTGCCGAGAGGTCGCGGGTCTCGCGCGCTCGCTTGGTCGTATCGGTGCGGCTCGCGATCGGGCCGGATACGCCAAGGCCGATTTTCTCGCCTTCCATTTCCTCGACGCCGTGGATGTTGATCCGGCCGAGGAATGCGCTCGACTCCTGAATCTTGGTTTCGAGCGTTTGCTGCACGCTCGGCGCGACCGAAAACTTCTTCGTCGCATCGCTGACGCCGTTCAGTTCCTGGATGCGGGCCAGGTACCGGTTGTACTGCTCGCGGGTGGTGTTCCGCATGGGTTCTCCGTCTATGGGAAAAGGGATGAGGGCGGGTTAGCAGTCGGTCTGCGCCGTGTTGTCGCTGCCCGTCGACGTCGGCCGCTGTTGCGTGCTGCTGTCGGTGCGCGACAGTTTCTGGACCAGCTCGCTGTGTCGCTTGTCGCCGTCCTGCTGCGCGCGCTTCAGCTCGTCGAAATTCGCGTTGTACTTTTCGAGCTGCTCGAGCACCTGGCTCTGGCTTTCCGCGAGCGCGACGACCGATTGCGAGAGGTCGGAAAAGCGCTGGTCGTCGGTCGCTTCCTTACGGTTCAGCAGGCCGAGCACCTTCGAGAACAGCGACTTGCCTGCATCGTTCGTACGCACCGCGTCTTCGTCCAGCTCGATGTCAGCCTCGACCGAAGCGCTGAACAGGTTTTCCGGGCGCTGCTTGCGCGGATCGAGCGCCTTGCTCTTCGCGCTGAACTCGAGCATTTCGGTGCCGAGGCTCGCCGGGTTGTCGGTGACGGCGAGGCCAACCAGGTACGCCTCACCGGTCCCGGCGAAGTCCGGGTCGACCTCCATCGACGTGTAGACCTTCTGGCGCTGCTCGGTGGTCATTGCGATCAGGTCTTTCGTCGGCGAGAGTTGCGCGAGCAGGCGCGTTTTGCCATCCAGCTCGTCGGTCTTCAGCGCGATCACGTCGCCATATGCGCGGAATGCGCTGTCCGGATACATGCCGCGAATGTGTTCCATGTTGATTCGGGCGCCGTACTTCTTCGGGTCGTAGTTGCTCGCCATTTGCTCGAGCATCTTGCGGTCGATCTTTCGGCCGTCCGTGGTCGCGCCTTCCGTCGCGATGCAGAAAAATTTCGTCTTCTTTGCGTCCTGTGCCATGTGCGAATCCGCTGAGAGGGGCTGTGTTCAGGGATTCCAGTGTCGGCAGTTCGAACCCACGTCGCAACGCATGTTGGTTGTGGATGCAACCGATACAACCGTATGCAGTAGGGCCTACGCGCGCGCGTCGGTAGCCTTGCTGCATGACTGCTCTTCCCATTGATTCATCCGACGTCGATCCGCGTCGGCGCGCTCGCGACCTGTACTGGCAGGGGTATCGCATCGCGCGTATCTCCGAAATGCTCGGCGAGAAGCCGGCCACGCTCTATAGCTGGAAGCGGCGCGACCGATGGGACGACACCGAGCCGGTCGATCGCGTCAACATGACGATCGAAGCGCAGTTGATCAAGCTGGTGACGAAGGAGGCGAAGGAAGGGCGCGACTACAAGGAGATCGACCTGCTGACGCGTCAGCTCGACCGGTTGAGGCCGCGCCCGGCGAACGATGCGAAGGTGAGCGAATCCGGGAGCGCGGGTGGCACGCGCCGATCGCGCGGCTCGGACGAGCGCAATGCGTTCAGCGACGAGCAGATCGAGAAGCTCAACGACGCGTTCCTCGAATCGATCTTCGAGTATCAGCGCGGCTGGTATCGCGCGGGCTTCAAGGAACGTATCCGCAACATCCTCAAGAGCCGCCAGATCGGCGCGACCTGGTACTTCGCGCGCGAGGCGCTGCTCGACGCGCTGAACACGGGCCGCAATCAGATTTTTCTGTCGGCCAGCAAGGCGCAGGCGCACGTGTTCCGGCAGTACATCGTCCAGTTCGCGAAGGACGCGGTCGGCGTCGAGCTGCGCGGCGATCCGATCGTGCTGCCGAACGGCGCGACGCTGTATTTCCTCGGCACGAACGCACGCACCGCGCAGAGCTATCACGGCAACCTGTATTTCGACGAGTACTTCTGGGTGCCGCGTTTCCAGGACCTTCGCAAGGTCGCATCGGGCATGGCGATTCACGATCGCTGGCGGCAGACGTATTTCTCGACGCCGTCGAGCTTGGCGCACGACGCCTATCCGTTCTGGTCCGGTGCGCTGTTCAACCGCGGCCGGCCGAAAGATCAGCGCGTGGCGATCGACCTCTCGAACGCGGCGCTGGCGGCTGGCCGCTCATGCGCGGATGGCCAGTACCGCCAGATCGTGACCGTCGAGGACGCCGTGCGCGGCGGCTGCAACCTGTTCAACCTCGAACGCCTGAAGCTCGAATACAGCGCCGACGAATACGCGAACCTGCTGCTGTGCCAGTTCATCGACGATTCGCTGTCGGTGTTTCCGCTGGCGACGCTGCAGACGTGCATGGTCGATACATGGGAGGTGTGGGACGACTACAAGCCGTTGTACCTGCGTCCGTTCGGTGACGAAGAGGTGTGGATCGGCTATGACCCGTCGCATACGGGGGACAGCGCTGGCTGCGTCGTGATTGCGCCGCCGAAATATCCGGGCGGGAAATTCCGCGTGCTCGAGCGGTTCCAGTGGCACGGCCTGGACTTCGAAGCGCAGGCCGCGCAGATCGAGGCGCTGACCAGGCGCTACCGCGTCACCTACATCGGCATCGACACGACCGGGATCGGACAGGGCGTCTATCAGCTCGTCACGAAGTTTTTTCCGGCCGCGACGCCGTTCCACTACTCGGTCGAGATCAAGATCGCGCTCGTGATGAAGGCGCAGAACGTAATCCGCAAGGGCCGGCTCGAGTTCGACACGGGCTGGAAGGATCTCGCCGCGTCGTTCATGGCGATCAAGAAAACCATCACGCCCAGCGGCCTGCAGGTCACGTACAAGGCGAGCCGCTCGGAAGAGGCGAGCCACGGCGACCTGGCCTGGGCGTGCATGCACGCGCTCGCGAACGAGCCGCTCGAGGGCGCAACAGGCACCAATACCGGATTCATGGAGATTTTCTGATGTCACGCAAGTATCGACGCGGCGCCGGGCGCCGCACGCAGGACCGCGCCGAGACGGCGGCGGAATCGACCGCGGCGCCGGCTTCGCGCGCGGAAGTATTCTCGTTCGGCGATCCGATCGCGGTGCTCGACCGGCGCGAGCTGCTGGACTACGTTGAATGCATGCGCATGGGGAACTGGTACGAGCCGCCGCTGCCGCTGGATGGGCTCGCACGCTCGTTCCGGGCCGCGCCGCATCACAGCTCGGCCATCTACGTGAAGCGCAACATCCTCGTGCAGGCATACGTCGAGCATCCGTTGCTGTCGCGCGCCGACTTTAGCCGGTTCGTGCTCGAGTACCTGGTCTTCGCGAACAGTTACCTCGAGCTGCGCACGAATCGGCTCGGCGCGCCGATGGCGCTGAAATCGTCGCTCGCGAAATACACGCGGGTCGGCGTCGAGCCGGATCAATACTGGTTCGTGACGAACGTGCGCGAGCCGCACGCGTTTCCGAAGGGCGCCGTCTATCACCTGTTCGAGCCGGACCTGAACCAGGAGATCTACGGGCTGCCGGAATACATGTCGGCGCTGAACTCGACCTGGTTGAACGAGAGCGCGACGCTGTTCCGTCGGCGCTACTACAAGAACGGTAGCCACGCCGGCTTCATCCTGTACATGACTGATCCGGCCGACAAGCAGGAGGACGTCGACAACCTGCGCGCGGCGCTGAAGAGCGCGAAGGGGCCGGGCAACTTCCGGAACCTGTTCATGTACGCGCCGAAGGGGAAGAAGGACGGCATCCAGCTCCTGCCGATCGGCGAGGTCGCGGCGAAGGACGAGTTCTGGAACATCAAGAAGGTGACGGTCGAGGACCAGCTCGCGGCGCACCGCGTGCCGCCGCAACTGATGGGGATCATCCCGTCGAACGCGGGCGGGTTCGGGGACGTGGAGAAGGCGGCCGGGGTGTTCAATGGCCTCGAGATCGAGCCGCTGAAGGCGCGGCTTCGGGAGGTGAACGACTGGCTCGGGATCGAGGTCGTGCGGTTCCGGGACTTCGAGACACCGAAGGGCTGACGCCCGACGCCGCAACCGGCAAGGCAAAGCCGCTGCGCACTTCGGTGCCGGCGGCTTTTTTGCGTCCGTCGTTTGTGCGCGGCCTGGGCGGAATACGGCGCGTCAGGGCGACCGCCCGCGGACGGCCATCGAACGCTGGGCCGAAGCGCAGCAGGGCCGTGGCGGGCCGCCTGACGCGCTGGCGGGGCATTCATGGGGCCGGACCCTGCCAGAGGATGCTGATCGCGACCCCGCGCGCGCAGTTGTGACCCCGCCCCACCTGCCCGCAAAAATGAACGGTTTTTATGCACGCATGCACCGGCCGCTCTGGGCCACCCGGCGCGGGCCGCGTGGCGATCGACGAGCCAATTTGGTTATGCAGTTTTATGCGCCTTGGTTATGCAGGCTCGTCAATCCTGAGGATGATGCAGAGTTCCATTCGGGCCCGCGGGCTTTCGGTGTACGGAAGTCGTTCATTCCGATGTGCGACGATGCAAATAATCGCGTTTCTGCACAGGCTCCCGGTGATGGGGGCGACCACCACCGGACGCGCACGACCTCCGTCAATATCAGAACGGCTTGAAAAAGGAATGTTCGTGATTTGTTGAAGTCAAGCGAGCAAAAAATTCCATGGCGTAGCGATCCGTCATACCGGCGATGAAATCACAGATTACGCGCTTCTTGTCAGGTCTCGCAGCTGAGTCGTATTTGTCGCGCCAATCGTCGGGCAGTAGCAAGTGTCCGGTCTTGGCCTCAGACAGGGCCGAGAATATTTTCTTGACGATATCTCGCCCGCGATATTCGACAACACGCATGCGAGGCGACATGGTTAAGGCCTCGAATGTCAGGTGTTTAATTGTCTCAATTTTTATTCGAACGTACTCGTCGACGCTTATTTTTGAAAGGGATGGAAATTTCGTGTCAAAGTTAATGGATACACCGGAAATAAACTCTTTGACTAGTTCGGATGTGAACTGAGTTCTGAGAAATCCGTCGGATGCGATTGTTTTTGAGTGACGGTAGACGAATATTGTGTCAGCAACGCGATTCATCCATTTGTCTTTGGATTTCGCGATTCCTACATCTTCGAATATTTTTCCAAAAGACTGAAGAACCACATTTTGGATGTCATATGCGGATAATTTTAGATCGGTGGCCTCGTTAACTTTTTTGGTTACGCGGTCCAAAATCTTGTTGTTCGTTGTGAGGCTGATGATTTCGAGCGGATGAAAAAACTCGGCCTTGAGAGCATCCTCGAGATCATACGTGGAGTACGCAATATCGTCTGCGATATCCATGATTTGACACTCGACAGTTTTAAAGCGTGTATCGGGCGCGCCGGGCGCGACGGCCTTTTTCGTGTTGGCGATTAGCTTGCTTTCAGATTCGTAGTACCCTTTGGCGAGCTTTTTGGGTTCCTTTCTGTCAGCCCTCTTGAGAGGGATTTTGCGGTTATATTTAAGGAGCGCTGCAATGCTTCGATATGTAAGATTCAGCCCGCTTTGCGGCTCATTGTCGCCCCCGTTTACTTCGCGCTTTTCCAATCTGGAGATAATGCGAAGCGTCTGAGCATTTCCCTCAAATCCGCCGTAATTACTCATGCATTCGTCTAGCGCATGCTCACCGTTATGGCCAAAAGGAGGGTGTCCAATGTCGTGGGCGAGTGCGGCCAGTTCTACAAGGTCCGTATTAATCGGATTATCTTTTAGTAATGGTGCTTTCGCGTTCAACACGAGCGCGATGCCTTTAGCAATCTGCGCTACCTCAGTGGAGTGCGTAAGGCGATTTCGGAAGAAGTCCGACTCGTTTCCCGGGAACAGCTGCGTCTTCCCTTGTAATCGCCGAAAGGACGCACAGTGGACCAGGCGTGCATAGTCGCGACGAAATTGTGCTCGAATTAGGTCAGACGGGTCGAATTCGTGCCCGTTCGCGACGGGGGCGACTCGTCCAATATCGAGTGTTGTGTACAGAGTCCCCTGCTTGTGGTTCGGCTGCTTATTATTGTTTGTCATTTCATATTATAAAAAAAGGCTAGGGGATTGCCCTAGCCAATTGTTAATCTGAGAAAGACTTAGTCCTTGTGCGTGCGACCAGCTTTGTGATGCGACCCTTTATGTTGTTGCCCCTGGTTGCCGGTGGCGTGATCGCCCGATCGCCGATGCCCTCGTTGCATACGCTCCAGAAAGCCGGCCATCTCCTGCTTCACCTGCTTGCTTGCGGTGTCGAATGCGACGTAATGATCGAATTTCGGCGTGGTAGTCATGGCAGCCTCAGTGCTTGTGGTCATTGTATGAGTGTGCTAGCGGATGTCAGTTTTGGCGCGTGATCAACTTGCACTGCGATTGTCAAGTATGTGGTGCCGGAGTTCAAGCGAAACATTGAAAAATATGTTGCGTCGTATTGACATATCAAATCCACGGTGCCGCGCCTTGCGCGCGCACGTCGGGGGCAAGTCCGAGGCACGGCGGCTTTGCACGTTGCTTATGGGTTGTGCAGTTTCGGCGTCTTGTGCAGCTCAACCCAATAGGCGTTGAGCTGGTCGTCGAGAACGTTGAACCGACGAAGCCAAGCCTCGGTCGCAACGACCGAATTGAGCAGTGGTGCCGTGCTATCGAGCGTCCCGTCCTGCAGAGTGTCGAGCGTGTCAGCAATGATCGGCCGCAGAGCGTGATTCAGGATGACGTATGCGGCGGGCGGGGAGGCTGATGTTCCAGGCCCGTTGGACACGCCAGACGCCGGCGCGACACCCGCCTGGATGAGCAGGCCTCCGTCCCCCAGCGGTTGACGAGCGAACCAGTCCGGCGGGAGCACGAGTGACGACGCACCGCCGACCGCGCGGACCAGAGCCGCGTCGAGCGCATTGAGCCAGTCGACCGTCTTGATCTTCGTGTACAGCTTGCGGACGTTCGAGCGCATCGGATCGCCCACATCGATGCCTGGACCGAATCGGCGCGCGTAGAAGTACTCGCTGGCTTCGTTGGGCCGGCGTTCCATCGGGGGCAGGTTCACGGCGAGGCCGGCGTGACCGTTGACCGTCGGCAGCGCTTCGGCGAACGCGCGGAACATGGCTTCGAACACGCCCGGTCGTTGCACAATGAACGCGCGCGGCACGGTGAAGACGAGCCCGTCGAGCCCGCGCTTACGATCTGCCTTCCAGTCGCTCAGTGCGAACACCGTGAACTCATAGAACCCGGCAGCGAGCTTGTGATCGGCACTCGTCATCGCGACCGCTAGGGTCTGGTCGGCGGGGACAGACGTTGCAAGGTTTTCGAATCCGGGTGCCTTGTCGTACTGGGTCGGTTCCTCGCCCTCGGAATAGAACCAGCGCAGCGGGCCGGTTTTCGACGGCGCCTGGCCGGCAGCGACTTCCAGCGCGTGTTGGTATTCCTCTATTGCTGCGGTGTACTGCTTGAAGCAGCGTACCAGCGCCTGCCGGACCTTGGGGGTGAAGCCGTTGCGGAAGTACAGTACGCTCCGGACGACCAGCGCCGCGCCGGTGATCCCCTTTTGGAATGGGGGTTCGTAGAGCCCGAAAGGTAGCGTATCCGCGCGGCGCGGATCCTTGGCCCAGGCTTCAATTTCATCGTTCGTCAT